CAAAATTAATTGGGTTGACGGAGCTGTTCCGGCGCTGAACGCAACAAACTTAAATCGTATGGACGACGGTATCTACAACAACAGCATAGACATAGCGCTTGCGGGTGACAACATCAACACGCTAAACGAGAGAATAATTGCGATTAACACAGCCTTATCTGCAAAGGCAGATAAAACAGAGCTTGAAGATGAAATAACAGACATTGACGAAACAGTGACAATGAAGATTAATCTTAAAGCGGATAAGGCGGATACTCTTGCCGGTTACGGAATTACCGATGCTTACGACAAAACATATATAAATAGATCGTTAAACCTTAAGCTTGACAAAAGGCCATTCGATATAGAACCAAAATATAATAGTCCTAATTATATTACAAGCGGCACTGTGTATAACAGTGTTAATTCGCTTAGGCAGACCGTTGCGCAGAACAAAGCCGATATAGAAAAATCGCTTGCAAACAAATATGATGCGGCGAATAACGAAATCGGTTCGGGAGAATTATCTCCGGCGCAGACAATTTATGAGGGCAGTGAGGGAAACTTTGTTTACGCAAAGAACGGCGACGTAGTTACTGTGTCTGTAAATATTACAAGTATGTTGGCGGATAAAACATATTTGCAAATGACGGGTTTGCCGTTCCCATCAAAAGCAGAAAGTAGACTTGCAAGTATTGCCGTATATTCTACAACGAATAAATTGCGTAATGTGAGAATAGACGGTTCGTGGATTTACATAAGTTCACCGTCCGATAAATTTGCAGAGGGCGAAAAAATGAATTTCATTATTACATACATAATCAAATAAGGAGCGAATTACTATGGAAATCAAAGAAAGAATTACACTCGATATGCTCACAAAAGACAGTGTAAGCGTATTAAGACAGAAGTTTATAACCCTTAACGGCGAAGATGTGCAGGTCGGCGGCAATGTTCGCAACGCTTACACAAACTGTGATGATGACAAGTCAATCTTAAAAGAACAGCTTTCAGAAGAATACTACAATGCTATTATGGCAGTATGGGAGGTATAAATATGTCAAAAATTACTTGTGTTGATATTTCAGAATTTCAGCAAAATATTGATTTCAACAAAATGAAAAACGACGGTATAAAAGCGGTCATTATCAGAGCCGGCTACGGCAGAGAAACAAGTCAGAAAGACAGTATGTTTGAAAGTCATTATAAAAATGCGAAAAACGCAAATTTAAAAATCGGAGTGTATTGGTACAGCTATGCTGACAGTGTGAACGATGCGGAAAAAGAGGCAAGGGCTTGCCTTGAGTGCATTAAAAGCAAGAGCCTTGACATGCCGATTTATTATGATTTGGAAGATTATTCAATGGTTAAACTCGGCAAAACAAAACTTACAGCGATTGCAGAACGATTTTGCGAAACAATCAAGAAAAGTAACTACAGAGCAGGTGTGTATGCCAATCTGAATTGGTTTAACAACTGTCTTGATTATGATGAATTGAAGAGAAAATACAGTATTTGGCTTGCCCAATATAATGACAAAGCAGAGATTGACTGTGATATTTGGCAGAATAGTTCATCAGGTCGTGTTAATGGATACAACGGCAGGCTTGATACTAACATTGTGTATGATGAGAGTCTTTTTAATTGTGCTGATAAAAGCACATCAGAAAAGCCAACGCTGACTTATCGTGTATTTGCTGATCACAAATGGTACAGCGAAGTAAAAGGTCTTAGCAACATAGCAGGAAGAAGCAAGCAGGCGATTTCTGCTATTGCTCTTAAGGTATCAAGAGGTAAAATTCGCTATCGTGTGCACTTGCTCAACGGTGACTGGTTGCCTTGGGTAAGAGGTTACAATATCAATGATAATCGAAACGGATTTGCGGGCATCAAGGAAAAAGTCATTGATGCCGTACAGGTCGAGTTTAGTGGCGTGAGCGACTTCAAGGCTACATACAGAGTGCGTAAGCAGGGTGCAGACTTTTGGGATTGGCAGCACAACACCGAAAAAGACAGCGAGCAGGATGGCTATGCAGGACTTTTCGGCGCTAAGATTGACGGCTTGCAGATTACACTTACATAAGCATAAGGAAGTGAAGTAATGACAACAGAAGTGATTGTTGCTTTAATAGGTTTAGGTGGTTCTGCTATTGGCTCAATTTTAGGTATTATTGCAAGTTCAAAATTAACATT